TTTGACTTTATGGCATTTCCTGTAGGTGTGGGTAGACTTTGCCCCTGTGCATAGAAATATGTACTAGCAAATTACTTTAATTGCTGGAAGGCTAAGCCAAAAGGTATGCTAATCAGCAGCGAATATTAGTTAATAAGTATCATACTATGGAGGAGATACGATGGAAAAGTGGAAAGATGTAGTTGGTTATGAAGGTTTATATAAAGTTTCAGATTTAGGTAGAGTTAAAAACTCATTAGGAATTATAATGAAATGCTTTTATAAAGATAAAAGCAGTGATAATTATTTGAGAGTTGCTTTAAGCAAATATGGTGCGTGTAAAAAATATACCGTTCATAGATTGGTAGCATTAGCATTCATACCTAATGAAAAAAATAAACCATTAGTAAACCATAAAAACGGAGTAAAAAACGATAACAGACTAAGCAATTTAGAGTGGTGTACATCAAGTGAAAATAGAATTCACTCTATACAAATGGGTCTAGAAAAACCAGAGATTTCAGAAAAATGCAGAAAGGCTAGCTTAGAAGTTATTCGAAAGCGTGTTAGATGCATAGAAACTCAGGGAACTTTTAAGTCTTCATACGATGCAGCAGATTGGCTTAATGACTATAAATTTAAAAATACAAAAAGAATTAACAATCTAGCCAATCATATTAGACAAGTATGCAGAGGTAAAGTAGCAGTATGTCATGGTTATCATTTTAAATATATTAACTAATAACGTTCAACGACTATCCCACAAGGGAGTACGCTCAAGTGAGTGGAAATGGGTAGCACCTTTCACAGGTGATGATATAGTCTAATCTTATAGGAAACTATAAGCAGTCTTAATTGACGGATAAGGAACTAACGAGCCTTATTGAATAGGGATGGGAGTCCCAGTATATCTACAAGCGTCAAGCGAGGGAACTCTTGCAACTCTTAAAGGTAGACCAATTATAACTACTGACTTATGTAGTGCTATTGGTGACTTAGGTGACCTTTACTTTGCAGATTTAAGTGATTATATGCTAATCACAAAAGGCGGAGTACAAGCTGACACATCTATGCATGTTCAATTCTTAGCGGCTGAAAACTGCTTCAGATTTATATTCAGAGCAAATGGAATGCCAAAGAAAAACAGCGCATTAACGCTTAAAAACAGCTCTAACACAAGAAGTTCATTTATTACATTGCAAGCAAGATAATCATATTATAGGAGGAATTGAAAATGAAAAACTTTCCAAAATTTATTAAGGGATTAGACCCTGTGGCTGATGCATTTAGCGGTACAGTATACAGCGATATAGTATCAATGGCAAATCATAACTGCGCTAAATTCATAATTTACAAAGGCGTTGGTACAACAGGAACGTCAACAATAACAATAGAGGCGTGTTCTGATACGTCTGGAAGTGCGGTAAGTGCGATACCGTTTAGCTACCAAGCAATCACAACAGGAGATACTGCAGGTGCATTAACTGCAGTTGCAAATACTGGATTTACTACTACAGCTGGAAGCTCACAATTATATTTAATATACGTAGATGCAGAAGCTTTAGCAGCGAGTGGATATCAATATGTAAGGCTAAAAGCGGTTGAAGTTGTTGATTCTCCTGTTTTAGGTGGAATATTAATCAACTTATTAGAACCACGATACAACCAAGCAGTACAAGCATCAGCAATATAATATAAGGGGCTTATGCCCCTTTAAATTTATACGGGAGGTATAAAAGCATGAATGAAGTTAGACCTAATGTTATAAGACAAATCCTTAAGGGTGCAAAAGTTGATAGAGCTACGGCTACATTGCCACAAACAACAGCATCTGCAATATTTAATATACTTGGCGGCAGAGTATGCATTACAGAGATTGTGGGAGAAGTTACAGTGGCAATACAGAACCAAGCATGCAACACCAAGCTTGTAGCAAACCCAGACACAGGCACAAGCGTAGACATGTGCGCTGTGCTAAGCATAGCAAATGATGAAGTTGGCTGTTTATACGGAATTACTGGAACACCTGCAGACGCAATGATTGGTACAAACGCTGGTCTTGTGCCAGAGCAAGCCAAGGGGATAATAGTTAATACAGGCACTATTGACCTAGACTGCGCCGCATCAAACACTGGCTCCGTTAAATGGACTGTATTCTATTACCCAATAGACGATGGCGCATATATAACAGCAGCATAATATGGAGGGCGAAAGCTCTCCTTTTAAGGCGGTGATTTTAATTGTCTACTTTAGTTGGGCAAACGTGGCTAAATGGTAATTTAGTATTTTATAATATAATAGATGGAACGCCTATTCTTACAATAAATTCATTAACTAATAAAGTAGAATGTAATATTGATGGTAAGAATGGGATAAGTGATTTAAAATATTTATCTTTTGACACAACTCCAGAAACAATACCATCAATAGCAGGAAGCATATATTGGGATGACCAAGACCAAACACTATCAGTTGTTATGGATGGTGGAACAGTAAAGCTTCAACTAGGTCAAGAAATGTATATAAGGGCAGTAAATAAAACAGGATCTACTATTACAAATGGAAGTATTGTTTATATAAGTGGCGCACAAGGCAACCGTCCAACAATTGCACTTGCTGATGCTAATAGTTATGCAAATTCAAGCAAGGTTATAGGAGTTGTTACTGCTGATATTGACAACAATGCTTATGGATATGTCACTACTGTTGGATTAGTTAGAGACTTAGACACTCATACATTCAGCGAAGGTGATTGTGTATATCTTAGCGAAACTGCGGGACAATATACAGCTACGCCACCATCAGATGGAATAGCAAGAATAAAAGTTGGAATGATTGTAAAATCACATAATACAGATGGATGGTTATGTGTAAAAGTGGATGAAGAAAAATATATGTTTGGTGATGTTGATAATGGCGACTATAGTTATTTTGAAGGTGACGGGACATATGTTAGCAAAGGAAATGCAATAACTTATCGTGATGAATATGTTGGTGGTGCATATTTTGTACCAAGTGGCGCGAATGCACCTGATGAAGTAAATGTAACCATTGGAGGAGTATCAACAAAAAAATACTCATTTGACGGAGTAACAACGTTAGAAAAGCTTGGCAACACATTTGAGATAGCTCATGACGTTGCACTTGCACAAGTAAACGCAGGAACTTTACATATTGAATTACATATACATTTTGCGCCAAGCGATAATGTTACTACTGGTACGGCAAAATTTACAGTAGATTGGGCTTTAATTAAAGCTCAAGGAGCTCCTGTAGCAGGAACACAAGTAAGTATTACTAAAGCTATTACAACAAACAAGCAATATCATAATCTTATCGAAGGTGTAAACTTACCTGTACCAACTGGAAATTTTGATGTTGGAGATTTAATTGAATTTACAATCAGTCGTAATCCTGCAGATTCAGGAGATACTTATGGTGCAGATATAATATTTTATAAAACCGCATTACATGTACCAATTGATATGCTTGGTAGTAGACAGCCATATATTAAATAAGGAGGTGTAGATATTGGCAGAAATAGTTTATAGAAGCGGAGTAAAAAGTGGAGTTATAGCATTTAAAGCAAAAAGTAGTATAACAAGACCAGCAAACACTACTCAATATGCAATTGGAGATCTAATAAATGCAAATGGGGCTACAACTTTAATTACATTTGACTTTGGAACAGAATATGCAAATCAAGTTATAGAAATTAATAAATTTACAATAATTAGCGATAATGTAAGCGCCACAACAAAATTATCAGCAGGAGTTTATTTTTTTAATGCATCAACAATAAATGGTGCTGGAGATATAAGCCAAAAAGATGATAATACTGCATTTGCACCAACGGTAGCACAAGTAGATAGCAAGCTAGAAGGAATGTTCGAAGATTTGCTTACATCTTTTTTAATTGGGACTACAAGCTACGGATTGATGGTTACAGAAAAGCAAGAAACAATAAAGCTAGACGCTAGCGGAAAAATTTATATTGCAGTAACAGCAAACAATACATACACTCCAGCAAGCGGAGAGATATTAAGATTGGTGTTTAAGGGCTATATTTTAGGATAGGAGGAGATATAATGCTTAAATTGCCATTTAGAAAGCGAAATAAAAACAAATACTCCCTAGACAGCATACCAAAATCACAGATAGCGCTGGCAAAGGCGCTAAGGCGATTGCGTTCGGACTATCGGGGATATCCTATCAGGATAAAAGATGATACAGGGACAGAGCAGGACATACCATTTTGTGGAGAAAATTTGTGTACTGGTACAATGTTGAATTGGCTACAACGTAATCAGGTGGCAAGCATACCGCTTGGTACGGATGCTAATGCTGATGGGGTTAGTGATGGGTGGACACTTAGTTCTGAAACAGGAATCACCGGAACTGCATCAATTAACAATTCATATCAAAAGCTAGAGGTAACAGCTTCAACAACAACAAATAAAATGTATGTCCTAAAAGATGTAACTTGCATAGCTGGGAATATTGTTTCTTCAGATGTATCTTTATATGTTTCTGGGAACGTTAGGGCTAGAGTTGAATTTGCATATTTTAACGGTTCAACATATCTTTCTAGTAGTTCAACAGAATCTACATCTACATCTCCTGTAACAATATCTTTATCAAACAGAACAGTTCCTGCGACAGCAACAAAAGTTAGGGTTTTGTATGCAGCAAAAGTAGGAACAATTGGCGACACGGGTTCTGCCTACTTCAAAGATGCATCCGCCACAATCTCCAACCAATCCGCCTACGTAACCACATGGTACGACCAAAGCGGAAACGGTAATCATGCGGTGCAAACAACAGCGGCTAATCAACCGAGGATTGTTAATGCGGGTGCGGTGGTTACTGATAATGGTAAGCCTGCTATTGAGACGATATTGGCGAATGATACACATTTTGTTGTACCTGATGCTAATACGTTGGATTTTACAACTAATGCTAGTTTTAGTTTTATTTTTAATCCTGCTAATGCTGGAGAAAATAATGCTGGAAGAATTGTTGATAAAGCATCAGCTTATATATTGGCGTTACAAACAAATGCTTCTTATACAACTGGTGGTTCTATGTCGTCAGCTTCATCTGATGCATCTGCATATGTTTTTAATAGTCAAAATATTAATACAGTAACTTATAATAACGGAGCTTCAGAAATAAAATACTACTCAAAAGGAATATTAAACTCAACTAAAACAACAAATTTAATGAGCGCACAAACAACATCATTGTATATAATGAACAATTCAACATTAACTCGCCAATACGACGGCAAAATATCCGAACTAATACTATTCAACACAACCTTAACCGATACACAACGCACTAAACAAGAAAAAAATCAAGGCAAATATTATTCTCAAACAGTATCATAAGGAGGTATAAACAATGTCTAAATATTTATTTGACCCAAACTGGGACGATATTCGCATGAAAGGCATTAACCACGAACTATATTGTAGACGCTTCGGCACATGGCAAGCAGGAAACCACACAGCGTATCTGCTTGGCAGTAAAACATTTGTAAAAGATGATGTAAACTATACAGCTTTTGTTGCAAATGAAGCTGACGAAGGGGTAATACCTGAGGCGTTGCAAAGTAAATTGTATACTATGGAACAAATGGAAACCAACGGATATACAGAATATATAGCACCTATAGAAGAATAGAGGTGATGAAATGCCAAAGCCAAAAGTTATAACGCCTGTATCAACGGAGCCAATAACACTGGCAGAATTAAAAAGACATCTTAGAATATATGATGATGGTTACAACGATACGCAAAGCGAAACTATCACCACAAGATATGCAGGACCAGGGACTATAACGGGGGATTCGGTTGATGTATTAGGCGCATCGGCAACTATGTTTGTTAATGTTGGAGCAATAGCATCTGGCGGAAAGCTTGATGTAGCGATACATCACTCAGACGATAATGTAACTTTTACAGCGTGGTCTAGCGGTACATTTACACAAATATCAGCTATAGGGCAAGCTAGCAAATTATATACTGGCGGTAAACGATACATCAAAGCTATAGCTACAGTATCAACTAACAATGTTACATTTGGTGTTAATGTGCAGATTATAGCAGGCGATCCTACTGATGATACTGAGTTATCAAACATGATAACTAGAGCAAGGGAGCAAGGAGAAGAATATTGCCGTTTAGCTTTTGCTCCGCAAACACTAGAGCAACATTTGGATGTATTTCCAGATAAAAATTTTATAAACGTATCAATGCCTCCCCTAACAAGCGTAACAAGCGTAAAAATCCTAAGTAGTACAGGCGTAGAAACAACTTTAGCAGTAACAACGCAATACTTAGTAGATACCGACAGCACCCCAGGCCGAATACTTTTACCTTATGGCGGAACATGGCCAAGCGGAGCAGATTACCCAGTAAACCCTATACGCATTCGATATGTGGCAGGATATACTACTCTACCGCAAGCGCTAAAAAATATACTATTGTACCATTGTGGGCTACTTTACAAGTATCGGGATGTTGCTATGCCTGAGAATGAGTATAAGTCGCTTCTGCGGATGTATGATTTTTATAGGGTTAGTTGGTTTGGGGGTGGCGAGTGATGGATGCAGGACAACTAAATAAAAAAATATACATCCAACAACAAACCCAAGACCAAAACGAATACGGCGAGCAAGAAACAATTTGGACTACTATTGCCACGGTATATGCAAAAATTAAGCCGTTAGTTGGCAAAGAATTTATTGCGGCTCAGCAAATATCAACAAATATTACCCATGATATAACAACTAGATATCTAAGATGCGTTAAGCCTAAAATGAGAGTTTTATATAACGATAGATACTTTGATATATTATCAGTTATTAACCCAGACGAAAAAAGAGAGTGGCTTTACTTAAAATGCCGGGAGGTGGTTTTGTGAGTACAAATCTAAGTGGTGTTGATGATTTGATGCGATTGCTTAGGCAAGTTGAAACAGTACCAGCAAGGACCATGACAACTGCAGTTAAAAAAGCGGCCAACATTGCAAAAGCTGAAGCTAAAAGTTTAGCGCCAACAAAGACAGGTGATTTAAAGAGAAGTATAGGTATTTATGCCGAAAAGCTAAGGGTTGGCAAAAAAGTTTATCAGCTTGCGTTTAACAAGAATTACAACGAAAAGTTTGTTAAAGTGTCTGCAGATGGTAAACGATCATATTATCCTGCATCGCAAGAATATGGATTTAAAACTAGAAGTGGTGGTAAAGTGCAAGGTAAATTTTTCTTGAAAAAAGCTTCAAAGGACAAAATAAGACAACTTGAGCAAATGATAGTTGATGAACTTGCAAACTCACTACGAAGCTTGGGTGGTGGATAAAATGAGCATAGAAACAGCACTAACTCAGGAATTACAATCAGTTACGGGGTTATCTAATAAAGTATTTCCAATAGTAGCTCCAGAAGGAATTGAGGCGCCATATTGTGTTTATGAATTAAACGATATCAATAGAGTAATGTCATTAAGGCAGTTTGATGGACTTGCTGATGCAGATTTTAGTATATCAGTTTATCATAATACTTATAAGCAAGCAAAAGAGCTCATGGACTTAGTCTTAACAAAGATTAAGTCTTTTTTATTTTATAGCATAGGCGGAACTTATTATTGCCAGAATTGCAAAATTGAAAATGAGATTGAAACTTATGACTATGAACCCAGAAAATATCAATGCCAAATTGATATACAAATTACATTTAAGGAGGATTAATTAATGGGTGCAAATAAAGGATTTGGTACCACAATAAGCATTGGCGGTACAAATATAGGTGTACTAACATCTATTACATCACCAGAAATTAGTACAGATACAATTGAAACAACGGTGCTAGACACAGCAAACGCTTATAGAACGTTTATAGCAGGATTGCATGATGGCGGCGAAGTTAGCTTTTCTGGATATTATGATGCAAGCGATGCGGGGCAAACTGCATTGTTAACAGCGCACGACAATGGAACAGTAAGCAATTTTGTTATTACTTTTCCTGCGACAATAGGTGCAACTTGGACATTTACTGGAGTTGTGACAAAGCTTTCTACGGGCGAAGCAAACCTTGATGATCCATTAGGGTTTGAGGTTACAGTTAAAGTTACAGCTAAGCCTGTGCTTGGAACTACGGCATCAACTGGAATGAGTGCAGCTACATTTGTACAAACTGACGGCTCAACAGCATTAACAGCATATGCAATTACGCCAACATTTGCAATTGGCACATTCTACTACACAGTAACTTATACTACGCAAACAGGATTTAAGCCTAAGTTTACTGCAGCATCACATACAATTATGATTTATGTGGATGATGTTTATGTTGAAACAGTATCTTCTGGAGTAGCAGCATCTACAATTAGTATGGCGGCAGTTGGAACTAAAGTAGTTAAAGCGGTAGTTTATGAAAGTGGAAAGACTCCGAAAACATATATTTTCTCGGTGGCAAGAACATCATAATTTTAATGAGGGGTATATTTACCCCTCGAATTTAATTTTAAGCGCTTAAAACGCAAAATATAGCGTTAATATTTTTTGTGGAGGTAATTGTTTATGTCATATTCGTTAATGATGCAATGTAGTTTTTGTAAGAAGAGAGAAACATGCAAGGATCATAAAGAAATTCAAAAAGCTGTAAATGAAATACATAGTAAAACATATGAAGAAGGACACCAAGGAAGTGGAACTATAATAGTGCAATGCACTAGACAAGAAACAAATTATTAAAGCGGAGGTTAAAAATGAAAAAATACATACCAATCGAACTTGATAAGAATAGGAATCTTAGATTTGGAATGGTCGCACTGATGAAAATTGAAGAAAAGCTTGGAAGACCATTTGCTCAGATAGACTTTGAGCACGAACTAAAATATAAAGATTTAGCTACAATACTATGGGCAGGGTTGGCGCATGAAGATGCGTATCTAACACCTAACAAAGTAGCAGAACTAATAGACGATTACAGCGATATCCAAACCGCAATGTCAAAAATGGGCGAAGCAATGCAAGAGGCCTTCGGAAAAAACGTAATGAGGGTAGCGGAGGACGTGGACGAGGAGAATGGAACTGGGGAAGAGCCATTGAGAACGCTATCCTAGTTGGATTAAAAATTGATGAATTTTGGAGCTTAACACCTGCCGAATTAAATATTTATATTGAATGTTATGTTAATAATAAGAAAGAAACATTTAAGGAAAGTGTTACTATAGCTTATTATAATGCATACTTTCAAAGGGTGAAGAAAATGCCAAAATTGAAGGAATTTTTAAATAAGATTGACAAAAAAGAAATGAGCGACGAAGAGATGTATGAGACTATTGTTGCTTTGAATAAGCAGTTAGGGGGTGAATAGGTGGGAGTAGTTGCAAATATTATTGCTCGTGTTGGGGCTGACATATCTGAATTTCAGCGAGAAATGAGAAATGCTCAAAGAGTCTTGGAACGTACGGGATCTAATTTAAAAAATATTGGGTCTAGCCTATCAACATATGTAACAGCGCCATTAGTTGCTTTAGGTGGGGCTTCAATAAAGCTTGCATCAGATATGCAAGAATCTATTAACAAAGTAAATGTTGCATTTAAAAGTAACTCTGAAGAAGTTAAAAAATGGTCTGAAACAACTTTGAAAAGCTTTGGTATAGCTCAAGGAACTGCCTTAGATTTAGCTGCATTATTTGGAGATATGGCTACTTCGCAAGGTTTAAGCACTCCGGAAGCTTCTAAAATGTCTATGGCACTTGTTGGTCTAGCTGGAGACTTAGCATCATTTAAAAACATAGGGATAGAGCAAGCTGAAACTGCTTTAAAATCAATTTTCACAGGGGAAACGGAAAGCTTAAAAGAATTAGGTGTAGTAATGACCCAGGCGAACTTAGAAGCATTTGCATTATCTAAGGGAATTACTAAAAACATTCAAGATATGACAGAAGCGGAAAAAGTACAGCTTAGATATGCATTTGTAATGGAGCGTACTGTTAATGCACAAGGCGACTTTGCAAGAACAAATGATGGTGCTGCAAATCAAATGAGGATATTTCAAGAAAGTATGAAACAGCTAGGAGCACAGATAGGTGAAATAATGCTGCCTACATTTACGTTACTAACTAGTAAATTAAATGAAGTTGTGTCGTGGTTTTCAGGACTAACACCAGCAAGTCAACAAGTAATAGTTATAATTGGATTAATAGCCGCCGCAATAGGACCACTTATAACTTCATTTGGAGCTATAGCTGGAGTTATTGGGGCTATAAGTTCACCAGTATTAATTACAATTGGAGTTCTGGCAGGATTAACTGCAGCTTTTATATATCTTTGGAACACAAATGAAGGCTTTAAATCATTTATTATTAGTGCTTGGGAAAACATTAAGTCATTTTTAGTTACTACTTGGAATGTAATAAAAGAAGTTAGTATTGTTATATGGGATGCCTTAAAATTGTTTTGGAATGAAAATCAAAATACAATTATGGAATTATTTAAATCTATATGGGGTTTGATTTGGAATGGAATTTTAAAACCTATATGGGACGGAATAGTTGCAACGGCTACAATATTATTTAATG